GAGGGGGCACAAGTCATTAACCACCCCCAATCTAACGAACTCAACGCAATGCTCTATGAATACATCCTGTATCTGCAAGGCATAGAGTTGGGGTATTGGAAGCGCGGAATACCTGCCACGCTCTCACTACTGAAGGATGCTGTCAAGAAGAAAAGTGCCGTGAATATCAGCTTCTCCACTTTCGCCAAATCAGCCATTGACAATTCGGACAAGAAACAGTCCACCAAGGACAACCTGCACTCGACACTGGCGGTCCTGCATGATTTCCGTTCCGGATTGGACTTCAAGGATCTTACCTATACATTCCTTCGTGATTTTGAGCAATACTTAAGAGAAAAGGGCAATGCGGTCAATACGATAGCCAAGCACATGAGACAGCTCCGTACCTTGGTCAATGAAGCAATCAACCAGGGATATATGCACGCAGATGCTTATCCGTTCAGAAAGTACAAAATCAAACAGGAGAAAGGCAGACATGAGTTTCTTACCCCGGACGAGCTGAAGAAGCTGGAAACGGTCAAGGTGGAAGAGGAGTCCATGCGTCATGTGCTCGATGCCTTCCTGTTCTGTTGTTATACTGGATTGCGCTATTCTGACTTCTGCCAGCTATCTCCGGCCAACTTTATCAAGGTAAACGGTAAGCGTTGGTTACACTTCACGTCCGTTAAGACAGGGGTGGAAATCCGTCTGCCGTTGCATCTGCTGTTTGAAAGCAGGGCATTGGGCATTCTTGACCGCTATCCGGATATCGGAAGTTTTGCCGCTTTGCCTTGTAACTCGGAAGTGAATAAGCAGCTTCGAAAGCTGGCCGGGTTATGTGGTATCAAAAAGCGGATAACCTACCATGTGAGCCGTCATACCTGTGCCACCCTGCTGGTTCATCAGGGGGTGGCTATTACCACTGTGCAGAAACTGCTCGGACATACTTCCGTAAAGACCACACAGATTTATTCGGAGGTACTTTCCAGCACCATTGTGCGTGACTTGAAAAATGTTCAAAGGAAAAGGAAAAAAGTAAAGATGTTTCCTGATAAAGGCTTGAGAACATCTGATTTTATAGACAACCGGTAGATTTCATGTTTCCTATTTGTTTTCTATTAATATTGTGACTCTTTAATTTCTTCGGATAATCGAAATATTGCTCCTGATTATTTTTTTCAATATGGATTGAATATGGAATAGTTTTCACTATCTTTGCAGTGTAACCAGGAGCTTGATGGCAATAAATATTGTCATCGGGCTCTTTTTTATTGTCATATCGTGGCAATGGATTTAAGTAATTCTGCAACAATGACGTAAGTAAATAGACATATCTTTGAAGTAGTATTATAATCAGATAAACAATAGACAGAATGGAATTAAACGACTGGTTGGCTATAATCGGGGCTTTCGGAGGATTGGAGGCTGTCCGTTGGGGTGTCACGTTCTGGGTGAACCGCAAGACTAACGCACGGAAAGAGGATGCGTCCGCCGATTCAATGGAGGATGAGAACGAGCGCAAGCAGGTTGACTGGCTGGAAGAACGTATCGCCCAGCGTGACGCCAAGATTGATGCGTTATACGTTGAGCTTCGTAATGAACAGTCTGATAAGCTGGCATGGATTCATAAGTGCCACGAGCTGGAACTGCAATTGAAAGATGCCGAACATAACCGTTGTGACAGGCCCGACAGCGAATGCGGCCGTCGTATTCCACCACGCAGGGCTACATTAATTAAAGATAAGGAGGAAAAGAAATGAAGTTTTTTACGATTGCGGAACTCTGCAAGTCAACAACTGCTGACCGCTTGGGTATCAATAACAGATGCAGACAGGAGCATGTGACTGCTCTGACTGCCTTGGTGGACAACGTACTGGACCCGTTACGCACATGGTGGGGAAAGCCTATAACAGTAAACAGTGGTTATCGCTGTCCGGAACTTAATGCGGCCGTCAAGGGAAGTAAGACCTCGCAGCACATGAAGGGGGAAGCTGCTGATATTGACACTGGAGACAGACAGCAAAACAAGCTGTTATTTGAATATATCCGCAAGAACCTGCCCTATGATCAATTGATTGACGAGTCTAACTTCGCTTGGGTGCACGTCAGTTATCGGGCTGACGGAAATAACAGGATGCAAGTTCTTAAGTTGTAGACTATGTTGGTTAGAGTTATGAACTGGGTAAGCCGACATATATTGCTGGCTCCTTTCATGTGTCTGTTCCTGTTGTTTGCCTGTGGCAGCTCGCATAAGGCTGTCAAGTCAGACACTAAGATTATACAGAAAGATAGTACACGTGAATCTGTCAACATCGTATACGGATCAAGTACGTCTTTGAGCGAACTCATTACCACTAATGGCAGCTATGTAATTGATTTCTGTATCTATGATACCCGAAAACCGCCCGATAGCCCGACCGGGAAACCTCCGTTATTGGCAGACGGTCATGTGGAAGGTGATTTCAGCAAGAATAAAAGGAAGGAAACTGCAATCAAAGACAGTACGGAAGTGAAAGCTGACAAGGAAACCACTTCCAATACCCGTGAAGAAAACCGGTCAGAAACCATAAAAGAGAAAAAAGAATCCACGCTGCCTGAACAAATCGGTTTTGCCTGTGTTTGTGTAACCGTTTTGATTGTCGTTATGCTGATAGTAAAGCATTGGCGCAATAGACAATCTTCATCATAAGACTTTAAATTTATAAATTGGACTGCCCCAGCTCGTGATGAGTCGGGGCTATTTTTGTTATCTTTGCCGGAACTAACATTAACTTATGTATTATGGCTGAAAAAAAAGAATCTTATTCCGAAGAGGAATTGAATGAAATGATCGTATGGTTCAACAACCATGCTGATGAACTTCCCAAAGAAATGCAGATTAACAAATCCGCTTTCACACCGGATTTGAAACTTACTGTTGAATCCTGTATCATGCAAGCAAAACAAAACTTAGGGAACTATAAGATGGGAGGGCCGTTTCTGATTTTGAAACAAATCAGAGCAAATATTGAAAACAGTAAATGATATTCTTTTATTATTCGGTAAACGAACCAAGCGGCTATATTTTATAGATAACCGCTTGATTTTTGAGTTAGGACTTCATCAGCATGATATCTGCTCTCATTTCCAAAAACTCCTTATATTTCTCCGGATGATCCACATAATCAATCACCCGATTGATGGCTATTTCCGCTTGTTTCTCCCTTACCTTAGCGTAATAGCGTATCACTCCCCTACTCTTGTCCGAATGCCCTAAACAGTAGTCTATCACTCCATCAGGTATCCCTAGTTCTGAAGCTAATTGTGCAAAGGTTTTCCGGGCGGAGTAGTAAACCACACGTTCCTTTATCCCAAGTTCCTTTGCAAGCTTCGCTATTCCCCGTGATATATGACGAGAGAAATTCTTATAAGTGAAATTATAATGAAAATCCAGCTTACCGGTTCTTGGATTCATCCATTTTGCTATAATACAGGCTGCTTTCTCGTGAACAGGCAATATAATGACATTTGCATTGGAAGTCCGCCCCATAATCTTCTTACGGGAGTATTGTATATACCTAGAGTTTCTAAAATCCATATCCATCAAGTCAGTCATATTAATACCTCCGAGATAAAATGAAAGAGAGAACAAATCTCTGGCTACTGACAGATAATTACTGTCAACCTCAGCATTAAGTATCTTGGACAAAGACTCCAGCCTGATACTGACATCGCGTACAGGAGATTGCGGAATAGAATAATCTACAAAAGGATGTACATTATATGAAACCTTTCTCTTTTTTATCGCCCTGTTTATGATTGTCCGCGTATTTCTCATTACTATCCCCAATGTCGCCCGGCTCCAATTCTTTTTTTCAAGATACGCTGCATATTGCTCTATAAGTTCCGGGGTAATATCGACAAGTCGTACATCCCCACGCAGGAACTTCAAGAAATGAGCCTCACTTTCCCTCATCATATTAGCATAGTTGGTTTTACTGTTTTTAAACAGTTCCTCAATATATGCATCACACACAGACTTAAATGATTCCCCCTGTGTATCCACAGATTCCCTTAAGATGAAATCCTTCAACTGTGTACATGAATAGATACCTGGATTATCTATCTTGTCCAATCTTTCCTGATACTTATTGAGAAGATTACGCAATTTTGTATTTATCATTGCGGCATCCGGGCGTTTTACCACCTGTCCGTTCTTGAACTGGGAGAGATTATCTATGATAAACCGAGTGATAATGTAGCAAGTTTCCTGCTTATGGCAAACGGCCACTCTAATTTTATGTCTGCCATCTTTTAAAACTTTTGCTTTGAAAATTGTTAGTTTGAGAGTTGCCATACTGATTAAAATTAAAGGATAAGTTTTGGATAAGTTTTTGTGTCCATTGATGGGCAAAAATTCCTTTTTTTTAATCAATAAAATGAAGATTTTTATAATAAAAAAGGCTTTGAAAACAGCATCAAACCACTGATTATCAAAGCCTTTTTCTTTTGTCGGGGTAGCGGGATTCGAACCCACGACCCCCTGCTCCCAAAGCAGGTGCGCTAACCGGACTGCGCTACACCCCGAATCTTTTTTTATTTTTCAATCGCCTTATCTCTCAAAAGCGATGCAAAGGTACGGTTTTTTTTTATATATGCAAATATTTAAAGCGATTTTTTTCTACTTTTTTTCGCATTATTACTTATCAAATTATAAATCAAAACATTAACCTTAAAACTTTTTTTATCCGCAACAAAGAAATTTCAGTGTAAAACAACTCCCCTTTCCGATTTCACTACTCGCCGAGATACTTCCACCATGTAAATTCATAATTTGTTTGCATAAACTGAGTCCTATACCACTACCTGTTGGCTTCGTTGTAAAAAAAGGAACAAAGATTTTATCCAATACTTCTGGAAGAATGCCACTACCAT